TTGTACATTAACATTGAACCTAGGAATAAGCTCTGAGTTAATGTCAAAACCTGTAGCCTGATTTTGGAAGAGTCTCCATGCTTGCTTCTTAAGAGGCTGTGCATAAGGCTTGCTCATTTCCCTATCATACTCTTTATAAGAAATAGGCACAATCACAAAGTCCCTTCTCCATTGCTCCACTTCCACTCCTGACTGCTCCTTGGTGCATACTTGAGTTAGCTTTTCATTAAGAATGAACAGAACATCTGTGGTTCCTTCTACTTCTGCATTGTCAACAACCTTTCTAGGAAGCTGATATACGATACCTCTTTCATCAAAGGTTTGAGTATCTCCAACTAGAGGCTCCAGTGTGGCAATCTTAATAAGAGAGCTGAAGTCCATCTGCCTTCTAGTGCTATCATCAAAACCTTGTCCTTGCTGGTTGAGTGCGCCATCAAAGTAAGACTTGACTACGATGTCCTGAGCTTGGGTCAGTAATACTGACTTCTCATATTCATCAAGTACAATCTCTCTCTTTGAAGCCTGCTCACCAAACTGAGATTGAGTGTTGTAGCTGTTAAGCAGTGTATCAAAAGTATTACTAAACTCTTGAATAGTCATAGCTTTTATTTTAGTTAGTTATCGTTTCTCTGTTGTGCTGCTTGAGTAGCAGTCCCTCCTTGCCAAGCAATCTTAGCTAAAGTAACAGCTCTTTCAAGTATCTCCTGATGAGTTTCCTCTGGCAGTGTGCATGGGGTTTCACTTGTTACACCACCTATTGTAAGGTCTGTACCATAGTTACTTAGGTCATCCAAGATAATTGGGTTGAGGTTCCTTATGTATCTAAGTTGATACTGAATGTCTCCTTTGAACTTTCCTATAATCTCAGCCATAGGTACCTGAATCACACTGCATTCAAACGTCCTTCCATTTATGTCATCTTGGAATGTTGTAAACTTACTAGGAGCACTACAGTTTAGAAAACCATCAGTGTGGTTAGCAGCCTTGATTACTTCATAATCATAAACATCCCAATTATCACCTAAGATGGTTTTTGCTAAAGCAAATCCTTCCTTTAGAATCTCAATAGCAGTTTCATCATCTACATCACTTACTTCGTCTACATCTGAGGCATCGAATGTCACTGCTACCCATACCTCATAATTCATCTTGCTACCATCCCACCCACAGGCTGCATTTATCTGAATTGGTATGCCCATAAGGGTTGAGTTATACTTAATGAACTGGTCAGCTACCGTAGGAGAGGGGATATGACCCGCAAGAGTTGCAGCCTCTACCTTGATAGTCACCTTAAGACCTCTCTTTTGGTCTGCCCAAGTAGAGAATATCTTGTAGTCTCCTGCTGTTGGCAGGTCTTCTACATTATTACCACTCGCATCTTCATGCACATAGTTGCAGTTCTTTTTGTTTGTCAGTATTCTCCAAGCAGCTCTCTTCACAGGGAAATTGTAGGGCTTCAGCATCAATCTCTGATACTCTACATAGCTTAGAGGTATAACAGAATACTGCCCCTTTTCATCAGAAAGTATCTCGTTGACAGCAAGAAAATAGTTCTGAGGGAAGAGAAAGACTTTACTCCTTCTGTCCAGTTTTTCTGTATTATCAATCCTCTCTTTGAAGGTATTGATGTCAAAGAGTCTTTCTACTCTTATCAACCCAGAAAAATCATACTGTCTCTTTTGGCTACCGTCAAAGCCCCCACCAAAGCCATCAGTTTTATTGTTGAAATACTCATTCACTAATTGTGACTGAGCCTTTGTCAAGAACACAGATTTCTCATATTCATTGAGACCTGGGGCTTGGTTAGATGTGACATTATTATAGAGGACATCAAACTCAGTACTAAATTCTTGTATTGTCATAACTTTACTTTACTTTTGCTTCAATTGAAAACTTCAGTTCCTGATGCTTTGGTAAGCTAAGGTACTTAGCAGCTATATTTAATGTAGGCTCCTGTCCATTGTCACATAGTGGCAGATTACCATCCTTTAGGTATAGGTAGTTGCCTCTATTAACAATAACTCCTGCCTCAATTGCTTTCTTAATCAGAACCTTGTTGTCCAGTAGTGGGTCTCTTACCACCTGTAGGAACATCTTGGTATTGGCTTCAATGAGTTCACCAATCTTACCCTGTAGGTATTCCACCTTGCTGTTAGAAGCTGTTGGCCTACCATCAATAGTTTCGATGATGACTCTCATCTTATCCTTATCCTCGTTAACCTTACCAAACTCCATGTAAGCCTGTGCTTTGAGAGTGACTCTCGTGTTAGCAGCCTTAGCAGAGTCACCTTCATTGATAATGACAAATCTGTAAGTTGCCTTAGGCTTGTCTTGAAGGGCTTGCATTGATGGAGCAATCTTGTCCTTGTTAGCTAAGAGGATTTTATACTTAATGTAGTCAATGGGATTAGACAGGTCTAATGGGTTATCACCCTTGATAAGCTCTACTCTGCCTACACCTTGCTCATTAGCATCACTCCAGAAGTTGTTATTTCTGTTATGTACACTGAGTGCATTTGGCTCAAGCCCAAGCTTATACTCAAGGAACTTCTTTTCATCCTTTGTAAGGACATCAGCAAATAGTCCTGACCTAAGTAAAGGTGTAGTGATTCTCACCTTAGAGCCTGCTGCCATGCCTCCAAAGAGAACATGCCTTGGGTCTGTTATCATACCTCTTGCCCTTGATATGAATCTTACTATAACCTTTTCATTCCTTAGACAATTGACTAAGTTGTCCCTCTCCTCTGATACTCTTGTTACTTTAGTCGTAGGCTCCCTATGCTCATGTTCAATAGGAACCTGCACTCTTTCAGTACTGTTGATTGCTTCTTCGTCGAGCATTATTTCCTGCTCTATATTCTTCTCTTTTTTAGCCATTTTACTTCTCCGTTAAAAGTTAAAGAAAGTAATGGGAAGGGAGAGCCCCCCTCCCATTACATAATCCTATATTAGCCCTGTAAGACAGCAGGGATAATTGACATTGTTCTGGTTGGGTCAAGAACACACACACCGAAGGTTGCATACTTGTGGATAACAGCAGCATCCTCATCGAAGCTAGCATAAGGATTGTTAGCCTCACCTGTGAATGGATTCCTGAATGGGCCCCACTGATAACCTCTGTACTCAGGCTCATCCTTAACAGTACACTTAAAGATGTTAGGTTGGTCCATAGTACCAATGTCCATGATGTCATACCTGTAAGAGAATGCAGGACCACCAAGTGGGTGCTGAATCTTATTTCTTACTGGGTCATCGTAGTATGGGTCAACCTCAATCTTCAGTATAACTCCATTAGGAGCCATGTACTCAACAAACTGGAATCCAGCCTTTAGAGCATTCTGATGTAGAGGACTGTTAGTCTTCTGAACAACTGAAAGTGCATCACCATTGAGTGTGAACATTGACCATCCACTAACCTCCTTAAGGATTTCCTTGTGGAACTGGATAGCGCCCTTCTCACCTGTCCTCATTAAGAATACTCTGTTATTCAGGTCAACCTCACCATAAGAAAGGTCATAGAGAGCTTCCTCAATAAGCTTCAGTGAGAATGTGTTGTAGTAGATGGTGTTAGCAACTTCCATCTGCTCATACAGACCTGCACCAGTCTTGATGACATTACCAGACTTACCAATGTTTGTGTACTCACCATTTGAGTTTCTGTTAGACCTACCAAATGCCATTGCATTGTTCTTGTAGTCTGCGAACTGTGTCTCCACAGCGTAGTCCACATAGTGCATCCACATGTTAGTAGTTCCCTTCTTGTTGTTAACGATGACAGGCACACCAACAGCAAGCTTTCGGTTAAGCTTGTTACCTGGAACCTTATGCTTGATTCTAATGTGAGAGAACTCGTTTCTCATAGAAACAGGTGAAGCAAACCTTACATCACCAACTTCTCTTGACATTTCAGCCTCAACGAAAGCTGCCTCAATGCTGAATAGCTCACCTGCAAGAAGTCTCTCAGCAGGAACACCATCCTCATTACCACCAGCAAGCTCTACTCTATAGACTGCATTAGTACCCTCCATTCTTGCGTCACCAAGGATTCTGAATTGGTAAAGCTCATTCAGATTACCAACGATGTACTCACCATCAGCAAACCAGTCCTTACCAAATACAAGATAAAAGGGAGCTGTACCTGCACCAACATTACCGCTAGATGCTGTAACTACGCTACCATTCTCATCCCTAGCCTCAATAAGAGGAATGTTCTGGCGTGTGCTTCCAATAACATCCCATGTGTACTCATCTGTTGTATCAAACTCCCTAGTTGGGAACTGACTTAGCAGAGTGTCAAGAGTTCTACCTCTCTTTTGTGCTAGAAGCTGAACCATAAGGTTACTAGCCTTCTGAGGTGCTGCTCTGAAGATTGCTCCAAGGTGATTGTCCTTAGTTAATCCCTTCCAAGAGCTAAACTCCATCGTTTGAAACTTACCTAGTAAATTTCTAGCCATACTTTTGTTAAATTAGGAATTATTTAATGTTATTATAGGTCGAGTTTCATTCCCTTTCCTAGGATTGATTCAGTATCATCAACTCCACTAGCAAACTTAAGATTACCTCTTGAGTCCCTTCTAGTATTATTGATTTTCTGTTCCAGTTCAGAGAAGCCTCTCTTTACCTCTTTCTTTACTTTCTTTTTAACAAGACCATCAAGTGACTTAAGTCCATCAGTAAGAGCGTAAATGAGACCTAACTTAGCAAGAAACTCTTCACTGTTATCAAGTTCAAGCTTTTGAACTGCTGTGTAGATTTCTCCTGTCTTAGGGTCTCTGTAGATAGGCTTGCTGATAGCATCATAAGCTTCCTGCCTTACCTTCTTATCTATATCTACATCCTCAAAGAACTTAAGGTCTCCCTCAAGGATTGTCTTCTTAATTCTTTCAGCCTTTTCTTTGTACTTTTTCTTTTCCTCGTCCTTTGCTTTCTTGGCATCATCAAGCATCTGTTGATACTCTTCCTTGAAGAAAGTCTTGTTACTCTCAAGAGCCTCCCTTGCATCTTCAACATCTGTGCCATTCTCTATGGCTCTATTGACTGCCTTCTCTGCTCTTTCTTTTGAGAATCCTCTGTTAATGTAATCCTGAAATAAAATCTTCTTTCTAAGAGTCTCACCTTGCTCACCTTCTGCACTAATAACCTTATCGTCTATAGTATCAAGGTAAGCAATAAGTCCCTCATACTGCCTAATCTTATCAGGCTCTACATCATTATTAAGGGCTTCAGCCACTCTCCTCTGTTGTTCATCAAGACCTGCCTTGATTTGTTCATCAATAGCATCCCTGAAATCCTGAGCTGTCTTAATACCCTTAATTGTTTCTTCATCAAGGTCTGGGAAGATACCCTCTTCTGCAAAGGCGTTGGCAATGGAAGAGAAGAAGTCAGGAGAAGTACCATCCTCTGTAGAAGTAGTATCTTCCTCATTATCCTTGTGTTCTCCACTACCTACGCTCTCTGGCTTATCCCCGAACATATTCTCAGGGTCCACCTCAGCAGTGTTATTCTTGTCCTTGTTCTTGTCTTTGTCTTCACCTTCACCAGTTTCTTCTTCCTCTGGCTGGGTGTCCTCTTCTTGTTCACCGAATAATGAGTTCATCTGCTCATCATCCAGCATTGTTCCAAAATCTAATCCTTCCATGATTTTTCTCCTAATTAGTTTATAAAACAGTGCAAAGATAAGAAAACTTTTTGTATCGTGCAATACAATAAGTAATTTACTTTGCCTAAGCAAGTTAAAAAGTTATGAAAAAATTTGGTTATGTTATTTATTTTCTATATTTT